TGGGTTGTCAAGTGTTCCTGCAACACCTTCAGCAGGCTTATAAGCATCAACCTCAGCATTTTGCACTTGGAAGACAACGTTCCCTGATACACCATTTATATTGCGAGCACCCATTTGGGTAGCGATATCGTTTGGTCGAAAAGCCGCAATCAAGCCCTGATCAACTGTGCCAATTGTACCACCAAACTGGTGCAAATTACCGGAATCGGTAGCGGTAACACCAAGAGTGTCAGTTGTAGCACGAAGCATCATGCTTGGGACACAGAAACCTTTGCTGATATTTACCTGAGCACCTTTGTACTCATTTCGAGCCTCTTGGCTCATTTCAGCTTCCAATCCTGAAAGGTTGCCGTTTGCGGCTTCTTTCAACGCCTTACCAAACGAATATCGTTCTTGTACTTTACTGACAGTATCGCCCATGCCTTGAATAATGGCCGGGGCTGAGTTTTTCTCTTCCATATTATTTTTGTTTGAGATATTAGTATTACGAGCCTCCGGCTCTGGGTTTTCTTTATTTCGTTCGTCTTCTTCCTCGTCTTCTTCTTCCTGCATTTTCTCTTCTTCCTCCTCCTCGTCTTCTTCCATTTTTTCCTCCTCGTCCTCGTCTTTTACGCCATCGTAGTCTGAGTCCACACCTGGTGACCGAGATTCTACAGAGTCCTCGATTTCTTCAACCACAACCTCTTCCATTTCTTGCTGTGCGATACGTTCCTGTCCCAATGCATTAAGTTCTTCTTCGACGGCAAGTGCGTCTTCCATTGAGCGTAATCCAACTTCGGTTGTGTCATAAGCTCCTTGAGTTGTTGGGCTAACGTCATAGAGGACGTTTACTGAGTTGATTGTTCGGAGGTTGAGTCCGTCATCGCGTTTCTCCCAGCTATCGTCTTCGATAGTAAAGCCAAAGCTGCTTGTAGAGACAATTCCATCTCGGATGTTAATGGCGAGATCTTTGGCGTAAGATTGATCACCAAGTTCAAATCTGTACTTGAGTCCCTTTTCATCTACTTCGAGTTCAAGCCCCTGACCCATTCGGGCGAGCGGTTGATTATAGTCATGGTTAAAAAGAGCCACTGTTTGTGACATATTAGTACCCTTAAATGCTCCAGGTGCAATACGTTCTGCAAACCGACCTCCGATTGTCGTTTCCTCATTAAAACGAGCAGCATAGCCTTCCACGATTTTTTTACCGTCTTCACTAGAACGGATTTCCATGTCAACGTCAATTGACCTTTTTTCTAGATTATTCATTTTGTCCTTTGATTTTTCTTTCGCACCAAGACTTCATACTGTCACCACCCCAAGCAGCATACATAATTGAACCGCAGATGTCTTTGCCTTTTTCATCTGTGAACTTGCCTTGGTCGTATGTTTTTGCCCTTGATAAAAAAGAAAAGGTTCTTTTAATCACAGACATACTGATGCGCTTATTTTGAGATAGTTGCGATGCCCTATTCCAACCCACGCTTGTTCCGCAGCTTGTATTCGTCTTTTCTTTATGACGAAGGGCAGCTTTAGCTCGATTTTGTGCTGATTTTGGGTAATTATTGAATGACTTACTCATTTGTTCCTGTTACAGATGCCGCGTATTCATTCATTGATGACAACGGCAATTGGTTCATCTGAATGTGCAAATTCTCACCACCATCTACTGGTGAAAGCCCCTCTTTTGCTCTACACTCGTTTATACTTAAAACACCCGTAGCAAGGAGCGTAGAGTAGAAAGTAGCTCTACTAGCACTGTCCGCACGTAAGAGCGCGTCCACATTGAATCGGCAGTGTAACTTCTTGTCTTCGTAGAGCAATTTGCGTTCGACTTCGAGTTCGATTCGTCGTACCCACGGCAGCACACATCCTTGGAAAAATTGCAGCACTTGTTGTTCATAGTTTGAGTAGGCTGTATTGCCCTCTAAACCAATCATGGCAGGAGGAACTTGGAATATCCTAGCGATTTCCTCGCTGCTAAACTTTTTCACTTGTGTGAACTGCAATTGATCTAAAGGAACAGTTATTGGTTGATACGTAAAGCCGCCACCGAGGATTGCAACCCTGTGAGCGTTAGCCGACCCCATATACTCTTGTTCCCACCGTGCCTGAGCCTCGCGCATTTGCTCAATGCTTAAATGCTCCTTTGTAGTAAGAATACCACCCATCATTCCTCCATTTGAAAAGAAGGTCTGAGCAAAATCTTGAATTGACTTTGCTGTTTTCAAATTTTGCAGTTGTGTGTACGTAGGTGATAAGCCACGGAATGATTTTATCTCTAAAATCTGGTCTTGAGGCACTGGATTGGGCGCTCCGGTGTAGGTGTAGAATTTTTTTCCAGTGTTTTCGTCTACCGTAAACGATATGTCAGTCGCTGGAATCCAAAACATTTCCGATTTATCTGGCATAATAATAGCGTGTCCAACTCCATAGAGAAGCGCATCACTTATTACCATTTGCCAAAACTCGTATGCCCCCATGAATTCATTGGGATTACGAGATAAAAGCTCTGTAAAACGGTGTGTAGTCAGAGGTACGCGGCTGCCTTCAGGTGAGACAGACTCTACACCGACTTCCATGCTGCAAATAGTGTCAGCAATACGCGAAACACAAGCGTAAACAGACGAGAGCTGCAAGGTGTCCTGACCTGCGTTCATCCCTAGCTTGGGAACGACTTGTGTAAATGGCGATGTGGTAATCCACTTTGGCGCAATACGCTCTTCTACTGGGCTTGGACGAAAGGCGTTAGCAAGCCGAGTAAATATGTTTGAATTCGTATCTGACATTTGCGCAAATCTGGCGCTTAGTAGTCAGTTATAATTTACCTATCTCCGCCAACTACTGCCATAAAAAATTCGTAGGTATTGTCCTCTTCAGGCTCAACAAAAGTGAGTAGTTCACCGATTGCCATTACAGCGGCTACCGCACCGTCAATCTTATCACCACTCTTGGATTTGTCAGGCTTGATATTGCCTGATGGGTCGGAACGTAAAACCACATTACCCATCATCCAGCGCAACACCTCATCACCACCGTGGTAAAGCTTGCCGTCTAAAGCTGCCTTCTCCATAGCCTTTGAAGGAAACGACATACTTGCATAACCTTGTCCGAAGGGGTCACAAGTCACTCCATCACCTTCGAGGTCACGTATTAGATTTAGACTATTCCACCGATCGTATGCTACACCTTTAACGCAATACTTCTCGCTTAGGTTGTCTGCATCGTACTCAACCTTACCGTCTAATATGTAGTGTCCGCTTATCATCCTGCGTATCACATCGTAGTCGGTAACGTTGCCCGGTGTGATGTGTACGTTGTCGAGGTCTTGAAACTGATTGTAAACACTTGCTTCGTCCTTCTCCAACCTTCTTTTTACGGCACGTTCAGGTAGGAAGTAGTGCAGCTCCATTCCGTAGCCATCTAATTCATTACCTGTACATATAGCTAGTGCAGTTATGTCATCGGTAGCAGCAAGGTCAAGCCCTAAGTAGGCAATAACCTTGTTGGCTTTCTCGTCAATTGAATGACCTTGGACAGGTAACTGTTTGTTGGATTCTTGCATCCACACATCGTCCTCAATCCACACATCTTGTGATCCGACAAATATGTTTAAGTGCTTCACCATGAACTCGGTCACTGACCTTCCACCATAGAGCTTGGCGTTTTTACATTGCTGCCGCAGATACTCGATGCTAATGCTAGTTCCCAGTCCTGGATTCGCCTTTTGCCAGACCTCTTCATCGTCCCACCGATCATCGCCTTCGTCTATCTCGTAACAGAGAAAGAACAATCGGTCATTGTCTAGCTTGTTGTCTAGTACCTGCTTACCACCTCGGACGAATTGTATGGCTAATCCGTCAGTAACAAAGCCAGCCGTACTAATAGCAAGCATTAATGGGCTTTTCCTTGCGCCCATAGATGAAGCTAGGACTCTATAAAGTGAGCCGTCCTTGATGGCATGCATCTCATCTACGGTAGCTAAATTCAGAGACATCCCGTCCAATGTGCTACTATCGCTACTTAAAGGGCGTATAGTACCATCATTTGGGCTGTGAATCTCACTTCTTTGCACCCGATAACGCTTTAAAAGCAAGGGTGATTTCTTAATGCAACGCGCAATCTCGTCCCAAACCTCTTTAGCTTGGTCTCTTTTGGTGGCTGCTGTAACAAACTGAGGAGCACCGTCCTTGTCAAGGGTAGCCATAGCAAGTGTTATAGCTGCGGCTAATTGTGTTTTTCCTGATTTACGCGCGACAAACAGGTGTGCTGTGGTGAATCTACGGTAGCCATCTGTCTTGTGATACCACCCGAATATCTGCGCCAACAGTGCTACTTGCCATGGGTCTAGTAAAAACGGCTTGCCTGCACACTCACCACGGGTATGCACACAAAAACGCTCAATAAAATTTATATACTTAGCAGCCTCGTGCGGGACAAACTGCCACGGCCAGTCTTCATCTGATTCAGATCTCTTTAAGTCTTCGGAAAAACGTTTGTACGCAAGCTTGACGTACTTACCGACTAAAATCCTGTCGTTGAGCACATCGTCCGCATATTCCCATAAACGGTTGAGTGCCGATAATTCGACACCTTTCATACTATATAAGCTGGTCTATCTCATCACCCTCAATTGACTTTGCGGTTGATGTGTTCACGTTTGCTGCGCTCCCTAAAATCCTAGTCCGATCCATAGGGGATAGGCCAAGTTTCGCGCTCAGTTTCAAAACCTGTTCTTGCGCTTTGCTTAAAGCTGTAAACGCACCACTCACATTGCTTGAACCATTTTGATAGACCTGAACCATATCGTTGTAGTCGTGAACTTCTCTAGCGACCGTTATATACAAAGCCAAGCTCTTAGCAAGCATAGTCACCGTAATTACGTCAACTTCCTCGATGAGGTCAGACGCATCTAAGTATTGAACCACACGGTGAAACAATTCCTCGCCCTGTTCGTCAAGTTGAAAAATAGGTTTTAAATCCTTGTCGCTTGCTACGACTTTTGTTTTGGCCTTTTTAGGCTTAGACTCATCAACACTGTACTTACTCTTTAGATCCTCAATCATTCACCTCATGCTTTTATTAGTAACCCAACTCAGTAGCCGCGCCTGGCATTAGTGTCCATACAGTATTGATTGAGAGGTTGTATCCGTCAATGTCGCTGTACATCTCCTGTCCTTCAAGTCGAACTCTTGCTAGTACATGACTAGCATTATAAGTAGCGATGACGGCTTCTAGCTGTTCAGCTACTGTTGACACCGCATCTATGGTGCTGCCCATGATGTTATATTGTATCCTAAATATTTCCGCACTAGGAATTGTACTGTCCATTGTGCGCACAGCTTCGTAGCCAGTCGACTCTAAGACAATACCTGTTATGTCGTGGGCTAGACCTTGTGGTCGAAATCCATAGGTCACATTTGCGTTGAGCACCTGCACGGACGCATTGCTTGTAACAAGCTTTCTTGCTTCTTTAAGTGCGATTTTCATTTTTCTTCTTTAAAAATTGAACCCATTCATCGAAAGTATCAAAGCAAGTTCCTTGTGCTTCGTGTCCAGCCCTTGTGCTATTGCAGCTTCGGCAACTCCCAACGATATTAGTTTGATCATAAAACTCCATTGGCGCAAGCCGTCTCGATGCCTTGATGTGATCGGCTTCACTTGAAGGAGTCAACCTGCTCATCTCTAAACACCACACACAAACTGGGTCACGGCTCAGGACAGCAGCGCGTGTCGCTTTCCATTCTGCTGTGTGATATCTCTTGTCAGTGGAGTATCCCATAAAGGGAACTCGTATCGCATCGGTCTTTAGACTTCTAGTGTTTCTGCCCCTCTTTTTACTCATCCAAGGTTTGGCTCTCATACGCCTTCTGATGTCCATGAGGTAAAGGTGGTTTTTGACCGCAAGTTTTGGATAGGATAAGTCTGTTTTTAGGGTCGTAAGACTCCGTGGGAGACATACAGCGGACATACGGGAGACATAGAAACGCTCTACAGCCCAGTGAGAGCAAGGGTGGGAGACTAGGAGACATAGAAATGGCAAAAAACTTTCCTACGTACAAATACACACAGTAATAAGCACTGATTATCACATCTCTATATATGTGTTTAGGGTAACACGTTTTGGCTCTGTTTTCTACTATAAATCTTGTGATGAATACTTTTCTCTATTCTATGTCTCCTAGTCTCCCAAAATAAAAGATAAATACATAAACACCAGTAAATACTGATGTTACAGAGGGGGTAATTCGGGAGACATAGCGATCCGTAAGTCTCCCGTAAGTCTCTCAGGGAGACATAGACCCCCCATTACACAAGGATTTCGGGTGAATTTGATTTTATATGCCGTCAAAA